GCCGCCCGCAAAGCCTGAGCCTACTGCCTCGCCGATGAAATTGCCGAAGCCCGCGAGCATTTCAAATATCCATGAAATAGCGCTCCAACCCGCTTGGAAGATTTGCACAATACCATTCCAGATATTAGCGAAAAAGTTTAGCAGCCCCTCCCATGCCATTGTAATAGCTTCAATCGGGTTGGTGAACGCCCACACCACAAGATCCCACAAGTAGCGCATTGCACCGCCGAACCACGCGAGCACGGACGCTGTCGCGCCCTTCACATACTCCCATGCCGCCTCTACATGCTCGCCTAGGCTATCCCAATTCCAAATCAGGTAGCCTATCACCGCGATAAGCGCGACAATGCCCACGACTACCGCAGCCCATCCAGCTACGGCGGCGGCGCTCGCGCCTGCTACTGCGGCAACAGCAGCAGCAACACCCTTGAACGCAACAGCAAGCCCAGGCAGCATCATCAACACCGGCCCGAGAATACTGAACAGTGCGCCCACTGCTGCCGTCACCTTGACGATGGTTTCGGTTAGCTCGGGGTTGGCGGCAACCCACGCGCTCACTGCCGCCGTCATGCCGATTATCTTTTCGATACCTTCAATGACAGATGGTGTCAACGCCTGGCCGATAGTTATGGTGAGACCTTTCATGGCGGTGCGAATATCAAGCATCGCATCTGCCAGCGCCTCCGCAGCGTCGGTATCCATCTCAGGCATGAGTTGCCTGTAGCGTTCGCGCAAGCCGTCTATTTCGTGCCCGCTCAACTGAAACACATTCATCAGGTTCAACGCCGAACGCCCGAACACCTCTTGCGCAAGTGCTGCGCGCTCAATCGGGTCTTCAACCGAACCTATAGCGGTACCCAAACGGATAAACATATCGTCGGGAGTCATGCCTGCCAGCTCTTCAGATGTGATACCCAATCGAGCAAGCACGCCGTTTGCTCGCTCTGAACCCTGCCGGGCATCGTCTACCGTGCGCGACATGCGCCGCAATGAATTCTCAACATCGCCGAATGTTGCGCCGCTCCGCTCTGCTACATATCCCAACTCTCCTACCGCCTGAGCAGTAAGCCCTGTCCGTCCGGCTGCCTTCGCAAGTTCGTCTCCTAACGATGCGAAGCTCATCACGCTGGCCGTAGCCACGCCTGTAATCGCTGCACCAATCGTCGTCATCGCAGCGCCTACCCGAACAGACGCACGCGAAATCTTCTCGAAGGTAGACTCGGATTCATCTTGCGCGCCGCGAAGAGACTTGCGCAATGATGCATTATCGCCCTTCAGATAGAGTACGGCGTCGCCCAGCTTGATGGCCATTGGTTAGCCTCCAGGATACGGCTTTATTGGTATCTGCGTTTTCGGCTGCGGCTTTGCGCCTCGCGCCTTTTCCATCTCGCGTCTTTCATCGTCTGCCATCTCCGCCAGATTGTCAACGATGACTGCCAGCTG